AAGCGTTCAATGGATATCATTGATAGCATTCAAAGCTTTTCTATGCAAAAGCTCACTAGCAACGCTCCCCGATTTGTTATATTGGATGAAGCAGATAGACCATCCGACCCAGGTCGTTTCTATTCAGCCCTTCAGCCAATGATTGAGGCAACGGAAACAACCCTCCGCTTTATACTCAATTGCAACAACATTCATATTATCCCAGAAGCAATTCGTTCCCGATGTGCTCCTATTTCATTCGCATACAATCTTAATGATGATAATCTGCGTGCTCAGTTGAATGATCGCATCAGTGCCATTCTTGACGCTGAAGTCGTTGCTAAAGGCGGTACTGTAAATCAGGATACTGTAAAGATTATCATTGACCACTACTCTCCTGATATTCGGGCAACGTTGCAAGCGTTGTATATAAATTTCCTTGAAAACCAGGGTAGTATTGATGGAAAGCCTACGTTGATTACATTTGATGTGATTGAAGCAATTGCTAATTACATGCGGAAGGCTGATTTCATCAATATGCGCAAGTTCGTATCTGCTAATGTGGTAGATTTCCAAGGAATCTATGCACCTCTTGGGGATTATCTTATGGAACGTTTTAAGGAACCCCATAGAATGCCATTTGCTAAGTTGCTTGCTACATATCAGTTCAGATCCGCAATGCCATCGGTTGATCAGGAGATCAACCTTAATGGGCTGTTAGCAGAGACAACTATGTTGGTGCATGGATATGGCAAGTAATTTCAATCATTTTGACTTCATAAAGGAACGTCGATCTGGACTTCCTGTAACTGAAGAGGATATCCAGTCATTTAATTTGTTTATGATACAAATGGTGCTGTCAATGGATAATAATTACATTGATGATATCAATGACATAAACACAACAGAATTTTTCCGTTTACCTAAGAAAATTCAAGCTCTTGCATTTACATCATACAATCGCAAAGAGATTGATACTAGTTGGAAAAAGAGTAAATCTAATGTTGTTGCAGATAAGGAAGAGACAATCAATAAAGTGATGCGTGTATATGACATGTCCAGAAATGAGGCCGTATCATGTATACACTTTGGTACAGTTGATTTGGATGAAGTGGATTCCCTGTATGATCAACTGTTTGAAAATAAGAATATAAACTTCCGTAAAGGAAAGGTAAAAAAATCATGACCGATGTTGGATTGGTACAACGATATTTTAATGTTTCTCCCGAAGAAGCCAAAGCTATGCTTGATAAAGGAATCAATATTGATTACCTTCGTGATGGCTTTAAGGATTATTTACCGGGAGAAATAGACAAACTTGGGAAGAAGTTTCATTCCAAAGTTGATTCTTTAGTTAAGGATGAATTATCCTCATCTAATTGAGTTATTTCTTCGGATGTTTGAACTGACTTTTCTGAATTATCTATATCAGATTTTTCAGGTTCTTCAATTGTTTCAACCTTGATTACTTCGGGGTCGTTGTCAGTAACTTCTTCTATATATCCCGCAAAATGGCGCAAGATAGCTTGCAATTCATCATCTTGGGGTTGTCCTTTGTATTTTCCAGTTGAAAATGCATAATCAATTAGATAATCCAATATGGTATCTCCATTTGCATCGGTTTCATCTAATGCATTGGCTTTCATAGTGATTTCTTTGTCGCCATCACGTTCTAGGTACTCATACTCCATATCGGTATTTAGAATATCAAATATAAGTTTGTAATTAACTTGCTCTGTATGAGTTCCTGTTGCTCCAGCAACCATTGACATAAGAACGCTGTCACCATATCCATTTTTATAAGCTAGAAAGATTGGATCAAGCTTCAATATCTCAGGAACCCCCTGTTCTGCCCAAATATGGAGCTGAGTTGTCCAACTTTCTCCATCTGGTATTCCAACAATATATTGCAGTGGTTCATTTCGAAGAGCTTTGCGTTCTTTGTCCGAAATTGCTTCATACGTGCTTTCAAATTCTGTTTGAATGCTTTCTATGAGTCCAAATGCTTCGGGATGGGAATCCTTCATGTCATTTAGGTATTTATGAAAATATCGTTTGTCCATGCAATTAGTTTATAACGAAGGTGAATTATAAACTAAAACTAGAATTACTTGAAATGGAGATTATATGCACAAGCATTCTAAGTTTATTGGATTTCTAGAATCCATTACCACCAATGAAAATAAATCGTTAATGGAAAACATTAAGAAAGGATATGCTGTATGCATGGAAGGAGTTGAATCTCTTACCGTGGATCAGATTTGTAATCTGTATAGTGATGAACTTTCCGAAGGTCGTATTGCTGCCATTAAAGCTAAAATGATGGAATTACAAGGAAATCCCGATGCTATGATGGCTTATGCTAAAAAGCTTGGAATGTCTAGCGATTATGGCTCAATGAGCGCATCGGGTCAGCTTGCTGTTGATCTAGCTAAGAAATTAGGATGATAAAAAGGGTCTCTTCTGAGACCCTTTTTTTAGTTGCTTGTGCTTCCGAAGCCACCTTTTCGATCCCCACCAACAGTATCAGAATCATTATCCGTAATCAGATACTTCTGAAACATCATCTGTGCCATTGCTTCACCAACAGGAATTATCAATTCCTTATCTCCCTGATTATGAAGCTTCACAAAGATTTCACCCTCATTCTTTTCGTTGTTATAATAATCCGCATCAATAATACCAGTAGAATTTGCAAGTCTCACGGAATATTTGAATCCATGTCCTGAACGCACAAACGCCATAAGAACTTCATCTTCCATCATATAGGCTTTGAACTTTGTTGAGATTGCTCCTGAAAGCTCTCCTGGAGCTAGAACAATATCATTTCCACTATTATTAAAAATGTCATAGCATGCAGATAATTTGGTTCCCCTGCGTGGGACAAGATTCTCCGTTTCTTCTGCATATTTACTCACGAGTTCAAAGCCTCTAGTCTTACTTGAATTACCCATATTTACTCCGTTGAAGTGTTCAATGCAAATATAGCCATTTTACAAAAAGTTAAGGAATCAAATATAAACACATTATAGAAAGACGTTAAATTCGCTCTAAAAAATAATAAATAACGTCAGGCTTATAAACTATAAGTAACTATTTAGAGCTTTATAGGAGTAACTATTATGGCAACTTACGGACAAGGGGCACCAGGAGTAAGAATAAGACTGCGTGATGCTAGTGCTGTCAATTTGGTGACCAATCCAAAGATTACGGCGGGTATTGTCGGCTATGCTTCCAAAGGTGAGCTGAACAAAATTATTGATCTAACTTCTACTGCTGAGCAGGATACTCTTCTTGGTAGCGGTTACAACAATTCAAAATTCAATCAAGGTCTTTACGCCGCACGTGCTGTGATAAATGGCGGTGGGTTCGTTGAATACGTTCGTCCATATGGAGAAACTGTAATTACTGATGATGATGATCCTGACTATGCACGCAATCAAGAATTGAAGACTGATACATATGTACTTGAATATGATTTCGATACCAGTACAGACGATTCATTTGCGATTGATTACTTTGCGGCAACTCGTTATGAGACCGATGGTTTAACTGCAACTTATGGTGCAGGAAACAGTCGTAAGATTAACACAATTGCTGAAGCACTTACTGAGAACAAGAATGTTGACTTTTCAATTGATTCTGAAGGAAGTGCTAATAAGATTCCTTTGTTTGCAATCATGAATACAGATCCTACTGCTGCTAATCGTGGTGGTGATCGTGTTGTTATTAGTAGCATCTCTTATAACACAGGAACTGTTAGTGTTGTTACAACCTCACCTCATAACTATAGTGATGATGATACTGTTATTATAGCAAATACAAACAATTATAATACAACTTCTGCGGTTGTTACGGTAACTGGAGCAAATACATTTGAGTATTCTGCTACATTATCTACTCCACCTACTGAAACTTCTGGTGTTTCTATTAAGAATAGCGACAGCGTTGATAGCGGTGTTGACTATTTGAGTGTAAAAACCGTAGCAAATGGAAAGGCAAGTAAAAAACTTGGATACTTTGAACTCACTGGTGGTTCAAACGTAATCACAGATTCCAATTCGGGCGATACATTCACAATAACAGATTCCAACAATGTGGCACATACATTTGAATTGGTTGATGCTGACGGTGGTGACCAAGTAACTGGCACCAACATTCAAGTCAATATTGTATATGACGCATTTGCATATCAGGCTACTGATACACTTGCTGTCGTTGATAGCACTAAGTTTGCTGTAAATGATATCGTAAGCGTTGTTATCACCTCTACGGGTGGTTCCGATGCCCTTCCTACTGGATTGGCTGTAAATACAGATTATATCATTTCATCTATTAGCGGTGATTACATAACATTGAGTACAATGGCAGGTGCTTCGGTTTCAATAACTGCTGCTGGTGTTGGTACATTCAGAATGTACAATCAGAGCGGATTACTTAGAAATGTCATGACTGCAATGAAGACCATTGGTTATGCAACAAATTCTAATGCTCGTGGAACATTTGATGGATCTCTTGTAGGAACTGTTGAAGCTAATACAATCAAGCTCCCATCTGGTGCATCATCTAATTATTCGGTGGAAGATTATGTCATGTTTAATGATCTCACCACCTATAACGGTACAATTTTGGTATCAACCCTTGGACTTGATCCAACATTGATTTACAAGGTTCATTCTATCAATCTCGCAGCCGATACCATTAAGCTAAAATTTGCTGATACTGGTGCGATTGTTCCTCTTACAACGGGAGGAAGTTACACATTCAAGATTTTGAATCTTAGTGAAGCTGTTGTTTCTAGCGTTCTCAATGATGGAGATCGTCTTAAAGTTGATATTATCGGAGTTCTCGGTCTAACAGTACCTTCTGCTGATCAAGATGCTTATGTAGGATTTGTAGATACTACCGATCTTACTGCTGAAATGACAACAGATACAGTAGGAGCTACCGTACTTCCTACTATCTCCGAAACCGATGATGGTATCATCATTGACGGAACTGTGGGAAGAACATTCCTTTCATTGGGACTTGCTACAGAAGATTATGTAGACTACAACTTTGATGGAACTGATGAGCGTGTATTCATGCTTACGTCTGACGGCGAAGCGGTTGCTAGAATGTACTTGTTTGTTACCTACTACTTTGGTGGTGTAAGCTATGCATTCAGTGGTACGATTGTTCCTTATGTTCATAATGATACAAATCTTGAGATTCAGCAACAAGCAGACTCCGTTGCGAATGGATGGGTATTCGTACTCAACCAGAACATTGCACTAGAAACTGCTGTACTTGATCCTATGTTTAATTTGTCTCTGAGCAAAGCAAACGGAAATATATCAGGTTCATTTGAACAGATTGCATTCAATGCAGACGATCCTGCGATTACATATGATGCTATCTGGGAATACGATCCACGCAATAATTCATCCTCTGCAACATTGGGAAATGCATGGAATCTTTTCTTGAATAAAGATGAATCTAGAGCTGACATGCTTATTGCATGTGGTACAGCCATTAGCAATCTGTTTGTTAAGGGAATGGAGCAGATCAACTATAACGTTATGGATAGCATGCTTGGAATCTGTGAAAAGAGGAAAGATATGTTTGCAATATTTGATGGCGTTGATGAACCTAAGATTGATACTGCTCTTAAAAAGATGGTGGGTATTGGTTCACAAGGTGATATTGCTCGATGGGGTTCAATTTTTGATGGTCGCTCAATCTTCTTTGATTCGGTCTATACAAAATTGAATGTTCAGGCTGTGAAATCAATTGAAGTAGCTGCAATTATTACACTCAATAGAGCAGCAAATGTCTATTGGTTGCCACCTGCTGGTTACGAAACTGGTAGAATACCTGCCGCTCTTTCATCAAAGCAGAAATTCATTCGTACATACAATTATGCTGACGATCCTAACTCTGATATAGCACGTCTATATGATGCTAACATCAACCCAACTCGTGTAAACGATCAGGGTCAGTTCATCTATGGTCAGAAGACCATGTTGAAGAGAATGACAGCACTCAACAGATTGAATGTTATCATGCTTATTGCTGGCATTCATAAGAGATTTGGGGACTTCTTGGATCGCAAGGTATTCCAACTGAATACTCCTGCTTTGAGATCGAGTATAACCGCAGAACTTCAAGCACAGCTTGAACTCATCAAATCTGCAAACCCTGCTGGTTTAACCGAAGGTGTTGTTATCTGTGATGAAACAAATAACACCGCTGATATCATCGACACCAATCAATTGATTGTTGATATCTTCCTTCAACCAACCAGAACCGCTGAGTTTATCACTCTCAGAACAACTGTTCAGAGAACTGGTGATACAGCTACTATTTCAGGCACAACAATTACCGGAGGATAATGAATCATGGCCGATTTTAACAATCAAACAAAACTGTTTTTCTTGAGTCAGATTGATAACTTAAGAGACCCAGTCAGAAATACCCGCTGGAGGGTTTTGATTCCCTCCGAAGTTTTCGCTGCAAGCGGTATTCAGGTTACCAATGGTGATCAGTTTACCAATGGTGAAGATGGAACAGATAATTTCTCATTGCATGTTAAGTCATGTAAGATTCCAGAAATTACCTTGACTGAAGGTAAACACTGGTATATGGGATTTCCTTCCTCATATCCAACCAATGCTACTATCGAAGCTAATCTTGACTTTAGCACTATTCTGCTAGAAGATATGAGAGCATATGAAGCAATGTTGGGTTGGGAGCAAGCATGTCTCAATACAGGTCTTCTTGTTGATAAGGGCGGTACTGATCGTATGAATTTAACTGGTGTTCGTTTGGGTCTTGGTAATCATAAAGATACCGATAACCCAACCTCCCAAGTTCTACGTAACAGCAATGTTAAGGTTCAGCTTTATAACTGGATGCGTGGTGATGTCATCATGACGCTCACTTTGATCAATGCATATCCAACTAAAGTTGGTGGATTTGATCTTGGTTATGAATCCGCAAACCTTGTGAACTTCAACTTCACATTACATTGTGACCGATGGACGATTAACGTACCAGAAGATTACAAGACTGGTGTATAAAAGAAGGGAGCTACACGCTCCCTTTTCTTTTTAGAATCCGTATTTATTCCGTATCTCTTCAGCCTGTAACAAGGTTTTTACACCGTTTGAATAATATCCTAGTTGTTTTAGTGTATACTCAATAAAATCAATGTATGCTAGTTGCTTGTCATATTCCATTTGCTTTTTTCTAACGTCTGCACTTCCATCAACCAGCGTTTTTATATTTGATGCATCAACGGGATAATCAGTGAAGCGTTTAACCTTATCATATGCGATAGCCTTTAATTCTTTAAGCTTGTCATTTATTTCAGCCAGTTTTATTTTTTCCTGGAGTAATAATCCATTATAATTGGTATATGTGTTTCCGATTGAGTATGCCACATTGCGCTGACATTTATCCAAATCTAACTCGCCTTGATCATCAAATGCATTAAATGCATTGTTTATGTGATCACGTAAAGCTACGATCTTCTGAGTAGTTATTTTTACTGGAGCATTTTCATCTGGGTTTTGCATAAAATATCCTTGAGTAAAGAGTAATTAAACTATATTACTCATAAAGCATAATTCAAATATAGCTAATATGGCAGGAAAATACGAAGGGATTGAGAAATTGTTGGGCCTTCCTGAAGGATCAACTCAGAGGAGCGAAGATGAACTTCGCCCATTGTTAGTCAATGGCGTTAAACAAAAAACAGATGCATTACAAAAAGATGTAACCAAGCTTAATGTTCTTTCAGAAATGAAAGCTCCTGATCTGGTGAAGCATGGATTTGATCTGGAATCACTTGAACAAGATAAGATACGATTGCGCAATGAAGCATTTGAGGTCTACGATATAAGTAGAGCGTTGCTTGTTAGATTCAAGGAGCAAATTGATTTAGCGGTAAATCCGAATGATCGCATGTGGGCATCGGGTGCTAAGCTTATTGATTCTGTTACTTCTAGTATTGATAAGTTGACTTCGATGGTACTCAAGTTCAAACAAGAAGAAGAAATGAAAGGACTTGCATTGGTTACGGAAGCTGAATCAACAACTAAATCTATGTCACCGCAGGATTGGCTTGCATTTGTTAAAGAAGCTAAATTTAATGATGAAAATAATATAACAGACTCAGTTAAAATTACAGAAACTCCACCCGAAAAATAGTGGTTAGAATTACTACGATTTTTCTTCCTTTTTTCTAGATATACAGCATGGAAAAAATTTGTCTTATAGGTGATGCGCACTTCAGTCGCAAAGCGGAACATCCTCTAATAAAGAAACACATTAAAGATGGTCAATTGGCATTTTTTGATAGTCTAGTGAATGAACTTAAAGAGAGAAATATAAAAACAATTTTATTTACTGGTGACATCCATGATACTCGTCAGAGCATTAATGTGGAAGCCCTAGTAAATACTAAGAGACTATTACAAACAAAGCTCAAAGACTTTGATGTGCATATTATTCTTGGTAATCATGACATGTATTATGAGAATGATTATGATATCACTTCATTAGAACTATTTGAAGATATTCCCAATGTTACTGTATATCGGGATAATGTCGCCGTTAAAGATTTCTTGCATAAGAAGTGGTACATGTTTCCATGGATTATTCATGAAAGGGAAGAAAAGGTAGTTGAGTTTCTCACTAAGTTATCCAATAATCCACCCGAAAAACGTGATAATATAGTCCTGTTCGGACACTTTGAAATGTTTGGAATCAATATGGAAGGAAATAGTCTTTCCACATTTGGTTTAGATCCAAATTTATTTATGAATGCTTCAAATCATATTTTCAGTGGACACTATCATGGAGTATCTTTAACAGAGAAGAGTGGTAGCAAACTGTATTATCTTGGATCGCCATATCCAATGACATTTGCGAATGCTAATCAAAAGCATGGTGTTTGGATTCTTGATGAAAAAATGAATATGGAATTTATCGAGAATACAATTTCACCACGATTTGTTGATGTATGGGATACTGATGATTTGGATGCGATTGCGAGTCTATCAAACTGCTTTGTTAGACTGTTCATATGTAATGATAATACGAAAGAGCAAGAATTTGAAATAAAACTTAAAATAGAAAACAAAAAACCTATCTTAACAAGACATGTGCCATATAATGGTACAAAAAGCGAAATCATTGAAAAATCGGAGAGTGAAAGAGAAGCCAATCAGATAATGAAAATGAATACCTTTGATTTATCAAAGATATACTTAAAACAATCATCGGATGAACTCCCAACTCTTAAATTGACATCAGATTCATACACTGCCATACTTAAAGAAATTGAAAGGTATGGTGAAACCATAAACGCCTAGAGGTAGTTTAATGTTAGAAGAAACCCAAGAAACAGTCAATGAAACAAAGACTGAATTCATTCTTACGGATGCACTTAGAGAAAAGGCATCCAAGAAACCAATATTCAACATTCTGCATGTGACAAATGAAGACTCTCGTCTGTCAGTGTTCCGTGGCCGAACCGCATTGAAAACATTCGTTGATTTCTATGAGCGTCAGGCTGAAATGGCTTACATGACGGCAACATCTTCCATGCTTTCTAAGATGACAATTGATGAATTATGTCGCTATAATATTTTGTGGATTGACAACGTATCCGACATGAATGCAATCAATAATCTATCCAAGATTCATTATGAATTGCTATCTCGCACTGAACCAGACTGGAAGGAAAAGGTTGTTGGTCTTGGTGAAGACGGAATGCAGTATCTACGTGATCTTAATGAGAAGCGTGCAAATAATACCATTCGTATCATCTATGCAATTGATGAATTCGTATGGGAAGGACCCGTTGGTCGTGCGCATGATATTAACACAGTTAAGATCATGGAAAGCTTCATGGAGATTGCCGATGTTGTGGTTGTTCCTACAGCAACTCTGAAGGAAGCAATTCAGCGTTGGTTTGTAAGCGATCCGATGAAACAATTTGCTGTGATTCCTACCGTTGCAAATCTTGAATTCTTCCCATTACTGAAGAATTTCGTTAGAGGTAATAGAAGTGCAACACAACAAATACTAGCCAAGCCAAAGGTTCTTGTGAAAGGAACCACCATTCCAAAGAATGTACAAGAGTTTATTGCATATAATTGTAGCAAGATTGACATTACAATCTGCTCAGTTGGAGAGCTTGATCAACATATCATTGGATTGATCAATACAAAGAAAGTGGGTCAGATATATCATTGGGCAAATCCCCATGTGAATCGCCGCACCATGACAATGACATATGCTCTTGAGCGTGATGGTTCATATGATTTCGTTATCCATTGCAAGCCAGATAATGTCTTGGGTGATCTCTATGAAATAACTTCAGACGTGGATGATATCATTCTTACGATTGCCTCTGGTGCAATTCCTATCACAGGACTCGAGCATATTGGTTATGATAAGACTCATCTTGCATATGCTGGTATTGTGTTTGATAAGGACACTACAGCAAAGAAGTTGCGTAGTATCATTGATGACTATTCTCTTCCAGTACGATGGAATGAAGCATTCACAAAGGCACGTAATGCTCTTGAGCATCTTTTGATTACATCGCCTCAGATACTTAAGCTTTACTTCATGATAATGTGTGGTAAAGACTTGACACTTGCCCGTAGAGAGATTGCAAAGGAAGGAGCTGCTAAAATTGATGCCGCTCTTAATCAACCAACATCTACAGAAACTGAACAAACCGAAACAACCGAATCCGCTGATAGTGATAAAATTATCGCCGTGGATTTTACAAAGGGGAATCAATAATGAATAAGAATCCTAACCTAACCATTGTTGGATTTTTTGGGCAATCCGGCGCAGGTAAAACAACCGTAATTCGTAACGTTGATCAAATTATCAACGGAAAACGGATTACTCCTTATACCGGAATCATTCGATATTTGTTCAATAAGAACAATACTGGGATAAAGAAAACTTATTTCAGTCCCCAGGATTTATTGCGCAAATATGGTAAAGAACTTGAGCCACTAAAGCTGAAAGAACGTGCCGCCAAGATTGACGAAATCTATGAAAAGTACATTCGTTCTCAGATGCAACTCCTCAATGACTTCTCTACTGAAGTATTTGTGGCAACTCAGGAAAAGTACCATGCTCCGATCACAATGCTTGTTGATCGCAGTCCTATTGACTTCTACCTAATCACAATTTGCGGTATGAAGTATCTTCAGGACGAATTGAAGAAGAAACCAAATGATCATTGCAAGCGTTTGATTGAACTATGTAAACAAACAGCAGAAATTAATACAAAAAATTTCTTTAATGCGGTTTTTATCGTACATCCTTGGAAAAGCGGTGATATAAACACTGATTTGAATGATGGTGTGCGAGATCAGTATTTGAGCGATTACTATACGGGTGATAATTGGTATAAGCCATTTAAGACCCTTGATATAGGAAGCACTCAAACTTTTGAGATAGAAGGAAATATTACCGATCTTGCTCTTAGAGCCAAAAAGGTTAGTAATTACTTACGTGAGGTATAACGATGGCAGGATTGAGTAATGAACTTAGCCCCGAAGATATTGAAACACTTCGGCAGGCTAAATTAGCACAAAGACAACTTAGAAATATGGGACTTGCTGGTAATGAACCCGCATCTCCAGCTAAGTCAAAAAAATTAGTTGAGGATGCTCCACAGAAACCAATTACTAAGGTGCGTGCTGATATTCAATCCCAACCATCAATAGCACCAGCTTCGCAAGAGGTGACTG